TTCTCCCGCTGGCCCCCTGTGGCCTTCGGCGTTATTTTCAGGGCTTAGTCTGCGGCTTCCACCATGGCAATCATGGCATCCCAAAACCGCTCCGTCACCTGTTCAATCGGGTAGGTGCGGACGCCGGGATAATCGATCTGGTCAAAAATCCCGTCGATGATGCCTTGCTGCGCTTCGTTGAACTCGGCAAATTCCGAAAGGTGTCCTTCAAAGCGGGCTTTTTTGATGTGCTTGAGTTGGGTGCGATTGCCGGGTTGTGTCGTGTCGATAAGTGCCATCTCAACTTCATCAGCAACGGGTGTTTCTTCGGAAGGTGCGAGTACGGTGTGATCGCCTGTCCCTGCGGTAGTGATCGTGAGCGTGACGGGAGATTCCTCTGTCGCATTTTCGAGGGACGTTGCAACCTCGAAAGTTTCTTCATCGACGAGAACAAGCCAGTAGTCTGTATCCACTTCGAGTGGGGCGGGAAGGGTGTCAGTGGTGGCAAAACGAACCGGCCCTGTTACGGCGTCTTCGATGCCAGAGTCAGTGAGGATGATTTGGTTGTCCTCGGTGTCCACGGAGTCCACTTCATTGAGAACTGCCCAGTCTTCACCGATCAGTTCCACGAAATCTTGTTTGTTGCTCATGTCCGTTCCCTTCCAAGGATGTTAAACCACGTTAAATTCATATCACAAGAAGTCGCTTGGGTTCAATCCCGCTTTTTTAAAGGCTTCAGATTCCCTGAGAACTAGCTGTTCGAGTGTCCATGGCTGGCCTTTTGGGTTCACGAACCGGTCGAGTTCTAGCTCGCCTTTTCGGAAAAGATCAGCACGAGTTTTGCCGAGGTATTCTGTCTGAAATTCGGCGGATTGACTCTTTAGGAATTTCGAGAAAGAGGTGCTTGCCGGGACCGGGCCTACCAACTCGCGCACACGGCGGCGCGCGAACTCATCGAACTTACCTTTCATGCCATATGGGAGATCGTCGCGCGAAGATACTTTATCCAGTCCCTCTTGCTCGGTAAACTCTTTGAGAAGCATTTTCTCTGTGGTGGGTTTCATCGGCCTTGTGCCGACTAAAGCCGCGCTCATGAAAGCCACTCGCAGGGATCGGCAGTTCCAGTGCAGCGGCGGTTTCGGCCCTTCACCCACTTTAAAAGTCTGCCCGTCGAGAGATGCGCATTGAAGCGTTGTGCGGCTGTCGAGCGTAGCAACAAATGCCTCTTCCTCGAAAATACTCGCGTTTTGCGTGAAGAACTCTTCGCGCGCAGCATTGGAGAAAGCTGAGATAGCAGTTCGCGTAATAGCCGCCGCCTGGTTTCTTGTGATCTGCGTGGTTCCATCTGCGCCGTCAAGCATAGCAGTTCCTACGATGCGTCGAGCGATCTCGCGTGTACTTTGACCTTGAACCATGCCAATGCGAATTTCATTCATTATGCGCTGAACATCGGCATCTAGGAGTTGCTGCGCCCAGTCTTTCATAATCTGCCCCTGGAACGGCAGGGTTGTCACCAGGGAGCGGAGAAGCGCGGGTGACGGAGTGAGAATATCTAGAATAACAGGGGAAGCGTTTATCAGATGCGCGGAAGTAATACCTGTTTCTGCTACCATGAGGGCGCGGAATTGGTTTGTCCACTCGTCGAGCGCTTCACGCACTGCGCCTTGCCTGATCTCATAGATGCTGCGTTGAAGGTTATCAAGGCGAGTGAGCGTACGCGCCCGCGCCATATCGACGCCGCCCGGCGTCACGATGTCTTCGAGCATCCGTTCTATCGTTGCGCGAATATCTTTTTCGGTGGCATCTAGAAGCTGAATAATCCGCTGATTAATGGAGCCGGACAGCCGCAAGAGTGCGATCTGATGCCGCACCATAGCATCGCGGAACTCTTCGTTGCCTGTAGCCATTTAATCAATCTCCGCCGGTGCTCGGTTTAGGAGCGGGGTCCGCATCTGGCGGCGCGCCGCTAAGGTCAGACTGAACCCCGCGCATGCCGCCGCCTGTCGGCGCGGGCATGTTTGTTTTGTCATCTTCTACGTAATCCATTTCCTCTTCAAAAGTCATGGTCGTCATGCTCTGTTCACGGAGCAAGTTGTGGATGCTCCGCTGAGACAGCGGAGCGCCAAGTTGTTTGGCTTGTTGCAGTTGGAGCAAGTTCTGGCCGGTCATTGGCGTCTCACCAAACTTCGTATTTGCGATGACCTCTACTTCATCCGGGTTTTCACCTGTCCAGGTTGCTGCGTGGCGCAGGATTGTCTTGAGCGCTTCTGCTCCGGCGCGCGCGATGTTCGGTAGCGTAGCCATCTGAGCCGCCACGCGGGTGCGAAGAGCATCCCCTGATTGCTGGTCGCCCCCTTTCGTCGAAAGCATACGAGAGCCTTGCTGTTGCGCGAGATCGCGGTCGTTTTCAATCGCGGTACGTTGTTCGCTCAGTCCGTTTGCTTCAACGCCAACGTATTTAGCATCTCCGCCTTCGGGCAAATACAGAATAGCGCCAGCGCCTACACGTTGGTCTTTCGACTCACCTTCTACATCAGCACCGATGATAACCAGCGTTTCTTGCCCCTGGTTGAATAGTGCCTGACGGTGATCGGCCTCTCCACGATAAATAGCGAGATCGAGATGCGCGAGGTTTAGCAGCGGCGGGACGTCCGGTTCCGAGACAAGATCATTTGAGTTGATGAACACAAACGGGATTTCCGTGAGACTCTTCCCGCCGATAGAAGGGGTTATGAACGCTTCGGCCATGAGCGCCGCGTTTTTATCGTCGATAACCGCAACTTGATATATTCCCTGCGCGGGCATATCTTGGTCAGGGGATGTTATTCCCGCGACTTGGTTGCTCATCATGAGTACGCGGTATCTCTCTTTCGTCTGCCATTCAAGGCTCGCTTGCCTCTCTTCGCTCGATTCATCGAGCACGACGAGTTCGAGTTTATTCCGGCCCTGCTTGCGAATACCTACGTCCCAGTTGATAATTGTCGCCGCGCGGTAGAAAGCGATATAGGGCAGCGTGGATTTGATGTCCTCGCCAGTAGGGACTTCTAGTAAAAGCCCCAACCGGCCTTCGCGCAACTGTGCTTCAGTGATACGGCGCGCAAGCATTTGCAGACTCTCGCCCTCTGCGGTAGCGTTTTCGATCATCGCTTCAAGCCGTTTCGGAACTTTGATCTGCCAGGGTTTCTGGTGGACGATACCAACGAGCGACTTGATCGCGTCAGCAAAATACCCGTGGAAATAAGCGCGTGTAATGTAATCCTGATAGGCTTTATACCCCCGCTGCTCATTTTGCATCCCATCCGCGACCATACCCGGCGTTGCGGGTAGATATATCGTGCCTTTTGATTTGATGCGGGATGCGCCTTCAAAAACGTCATCGACAAGTCGCCAGTCATCGACGCGCTCAATGTATTTTGGGTGTTTACTGTCAACAGCCATTAATTCTGCCTCCCGCTTCCGATAAGCCGCTTCTTTTTATAGATGCGGTATCTGGTTTCATCCCCGATGTGATCTTCTGTCTCGGTGTCAACGTCATCCGTGTCGTCTTCATCACGCGGAAGGCTTGGGACATGCTCAATCCACTTTTTACAGTTGGCAAAAATAAAGAGGCCAGGGCGCTCCCGCATACCTTCTTCGTCCGGTAGTGCTGCCTCCAACCTATTCCTAATTGCCTCCCATCCCCCACGGCGCGAACCTGAAGACTTGTCCGCTTTTGTCCACTGTACCCCGCGCAGCCGCTTACCGTCAATCTTGACGGATGCACGCATCTGCTCGGCAATGGATTTTGTGCCGTTTAAGTCCCAAATCGAAGTATCGGCGGGTCCCGGCTGGACGCGACCGGTGTTCGCGAACACCCATGTCCGGTATCCCATCTCTATTTCACGGCGGACAATCCCTGCCGCGATGGCTGTCGCCGTCATCTTCATGCCCTTGTTCGTGCCGTGCGCCGCGACATACCACTCGGCAATACGGAATAGGTCGCCTTTCACCGTAGAGCGGCGGGAGCCATCTGCGTAGATGATGTCCGTCCCATCGCTCTCGGCCCACCAGCCGACAGATGCGGGTTTCGAGGAACCCCAGTCAAACGAGCGGTCGATGCGCCAGGTCTTCGGTATCTCGAAAGGCTTGACGATGTGGACGGTCGGTGTCCAGAGGTCATCGAACATCCCACCAGAAGAAATATTCCAATCTCCGAGCAACCACGCGGCCTTCTCGGCGGGCGAGCGCGCGGCGGCGATAACAGATTGTGCATAGTTCGGCTCGGCTTCCATCAGCGTTTTGTTTTCGACGAAGTGCGAGTTGATTGCCACGCGCGGGCGCGCTACTTGCTCAACGCCGTCGATGACATCCGATTCAACGATGATCTTCCCGAAGCCGCCCGGCAGATGGAAACGCTTTTTAACCCATTGGAAGCCGCGACCGGCAGGGTTGGTCGTCGCGCGCAGTTTACGCGGCATCGTGCGGCCAAATTTGTCGCGTTTATTCGGAGATACAGAAGATCGGATACAAGAGATCATCAACGTATAGCAATCGGGGCTTGCCCAGTTCGTCAATTCCTCGAAGCCCACGAACGGATATTCATGGCCGTGGTAGTTGTAGTAGTCATCAGCGCTTTTCATGTGGCGGAGAAGAAGTTGCTCACCGCTCGGGAAAGTCCATGTAAAGTCGTTTTTGTTAAAGACCGCGCCAGGGAACAGCTTTGGAATCCATTTGCGAGTCTTCTTCACTACGTCCGCTAACTGCGGGTAGGTTTGTCGGAATAGGATGCCGCGCCATTCTGCACCCCAGCCCACGTCCACATGCTGCAAGAAATCCATGATTAGCGAGTCAGTATTGTGGGTCACGACAAAACTATCTATCACATACTGGTGCGAAGGGTGAGCGATTGCGAAACAAACTGCCGGTGCAATTTTCTCTGGCTCGATGGAGAGTATGCGGCGGCGAACCCCGATCATCTGCTTAACCCGCTCTTTTTTGCGGTGGAGTTGGAACGGGTTAAACTTATTACAGTGCATTACCGCGACATGGTAATACCCTACGCCACCTAAAGAGGTTACTTTCTTTTTCCATTTGACTGTGGCTTTACCTCCTAGGGACTGGACAAGATATTGCACATCTTTGGCGAGCCGGGGAGATACGGTTGCGTAAGAGCATCGGCCTTCTTTACATACTGACCCATCTCCATCCATCAATCCTTGTAATAGCGCCAATCGGGTATCCGGGTCCGCATGTTTCAATCTCTCCGGGATATACTTATCATGTGCCTTCTCTTTTGGCACATGATCTCTCCACGTTGGCGCAAAATCTGTGAGCGCTTGAATCATGCTCACTTTTTTCCTGTATTTATAAACGGCCCACCCATCCTTGGCGAACCTGTCCCGCAGTTCATCCTCCGCCGTATAGATCGTTGGGTACTGCCCTTTCATAGTACCGTTAGCAATCAAATACCCTATCGTGTATGGGTCGGGGCCTCTCCATTTTTTGCCGGGCGCGGGTTTTTCTAACAGGGGGATATACCACGCTACATGTGGGGCATCAATCATCTCTTGGGTATTGCGTACCCGCCAAGTGTCATCTTTCCCCGTATTCGCCATCCACTTATGCTCCGCACCGACGACCACGGAGGGGCCGTCGAGGAAAGTGACGCGATACATCTGTTGCGGCGGGTGCGGGTATATCCCCGCGATGGGGGCGTATTTCCCATCCGGCGCTAAAAGCATGTCATCCATTGTGACTTCGCCCGCTGCGACCCACCCTCTATCAGTGAATACCGGCGTGTCTAAAGAAATTCGCTTGCCGCCGCCGCGCGAACCGGCGAGAAGCGTTTCAAAGACATCAGAGTTTAGAAAAAGTTCCTGAGAGCCGGGGTGTGGTTGCCATACGATTGTGGCCGGGTCATCTTCCGGCATGATCGCATTGATCGTAATTTCATCGGCCAGGCGCGTGTCGCTTGGTCCTCCGAGAAGCCATTCATCTTCCGGAGCCAATATCAACTCTTCGTTCTTCGAGAGCGAGACGGCCTCTTGGTACCGGCGGTACGCAGATATTTTATGATTCTTAGACATGCGTATGGCCTGTCGTGATTTTCTGCGGCTCTTTTTTATCCGGCGCGGGCAGTAAATCAATGACAGGTAGGCCGGATGAGTCAGGCAAGAGGTGTTTCAGCTTCTCACGCGCCTCACCCATGGACTTTTCATGCTGCTCGGCTTGCTGCTCCCATGTGACGTTGTTGTTCGTCGTGTTATTCTGGATGAGCAATACACCCCCGCCAGCGGGCGGCGCTGCCGGTTCTTTATCGCGGTATGCGGGGTCGAAGCGCTTGAGCAGCAATTCAAGAAGGCGGTCGGAGTATTTTCTGACTTTGATCGGGATGGCCTCGCCCGTGATCGGGTCGATGATGAGTTCGCCCGCCGCGTCACGAAGATAGGACACTTCGCCACGGTACGTCACATACTCTTCGGTGCCGTGAATAGCGCGGCGGCGGGCCTCAATCTCCAACTCGGCAATCGCCTCTTGTTGCGCAATGCGGCAGTTCAAATCGAAAAGCGGGTCTTTCTTGCGCATCCGGTCGATAGCAGCTTTGCCGTATTTAAACCCAGCTTTCCGCGCAGCCTTGGTTTCGTTACCCATGGCGCGGAAGTGCAAGAGGAAAGCTTTTTTCTTCTTCATGATCTTGAGTTGCTTCGGCGTGAACCGCGCAGCCTCGATCAGTTCTTCTTGCTGCTTGGGGGTCAGGGATTCAAACTGGGCACGGGTTAGGTCGTCCAGTTTATCCACCGCTTTGGTGCGCATACCTTTTTTGAGGCGATTGAGTTTCTTCTCCGCCCGCGCGCGCTCACGCCATTCGATTTCGCGCCCTTCGTTCTTTATAACTTTCTTGGCGAGCGCTTTTGCCTCTCTAGCCACCTGTTTCTGATGTCGAATATACGCCGCGCCCTTCTTCGGCATGGGCGCTTCTATGATCTTATCCAGTTCTGACAAAAAATCCGACATTCTGAAACCTCTCTCGGTAACAGGATGTCGGAAAAAGGAGAATCGGTCAAGTATGTGTGTAATGCGCGGTGGGAGGGAGAGCAGGGCGCTCCGTCCATGGAGTTTTTGGGTATCAGGGAAATGGCCACGCTCCCACCGCGCAAGAATCAGGTTACTTGGGTTTCTCGATAACGTCAAGCATCCTGATTACCGAAGTCCAATAGTATTCAGTTTCCTTCTCAATGCAGAGCCAGCGGCGGTTCAAATTGTGCGCTGCTACCGCTGTTGTACCACTGCCAGAGCAATTATCCAGTACGAGGTCGCCTTCATTCGTGTATGTCCTTATCAGGTACTCGAATAGGGCAACCGGTTTCTGCGTTGGGTGAAGGCCCGTATTTATATTAAACTTTTGCCACGAAGATGGTACGCGCCTCTCTGGTATCCTATGCCTGTCTCTGCCTTCAAAGTCTCGGTAATTTTTTGATTTACTTGTGTGCTCAACTCCGTATGCGGCGCGGGATTTTCCGCCCTCTGCCCTCTCTTGCATCTGCCTATTATAAACCCACTTCCCTTTAGAGAACACGAGTACACTCTCATGCTCTTTCATTGGCTCTCTTACAGTATTGGCAAAGTTGCTGCCCCGATTCTTAATCCACACCCATTCATGTTTAAATCGGTGGAGTTGACTCACCACAAGGGCTGCGGCGAAGGGATGTGATGCGGTCAAGACAATAGCCGCATTAGGTTTAACCACGCGCCAATATTGCTCCCATAAAGGCTCAAACGGAATCACCGTATCCCATTTATTTTGAGTTGTGCCATAGGGTAAATCGCAGAGAATCATATCTACTGCGCCGTCAGGGATGTCCTGCATACGCTCAAGGCAGTCTCCTAGTACAAATTCACCAGTTGGGAACTTCATGGTGTCAATACTCGTAATCTTCGTCGAGGTTTTGAATAGATCGCACAGAGCACATCGGTATAGCTACTGTGCCCGCAACTTGCTCGGGCGTCGAGCCGGTTTCACGGACGTAGTTTTGCGCAACCACGATCATTTCTTTGGAGATAAGGATAATACGCCCGTAGGTCTTGACTTCGAGGCAGGAAGTGTCTTTCGCGTCTTCGAGTGTCTGCCACGACGGGATTATTGGCGCTGAACCCACCCAGGCTACAACCACGCTGTCACCTTCTTTAAAGGTGTGGCCTTTCCATGTGCTCGGCCCTTCGGGTTGTTCGTCGCGCATCCTGTTTAGTAATTCGCTATCCTGAAAATGTACTTCAAGAGTGCCAGTTATTTCAGGAGAGAATATCGGTTCGGGCGTTTTGTGGTTCTCGACATCGACGAGAAACCGCATCACTCTTTTAGTGAGCGCTTTGCGTTCTTCCTGTTCGAGTTTTGTGTTAATGGATTGCTCTAGCGCCTTGTAGAGATCGTTCAACTCCCCGATGTCAATAAGAGCGCTCACGCGCTTTTTGAACAGTTCCTTGAGATGCTGCGAAGCGTCTCCGGGTATCGGCGTTGTGGTTGTGGCGAATACTGGCTCTGCGGGGTTTTTTCCATGGTGAAAATCGGACAGTTGCACTTTATAATCCGTGATCGACGGGTGTAGTCCTATCTCATATTTGAGGATTGTCGCTTGTCCATTTTTCGCGTCCGAACTCACGCGGTAGGTGTATCCGTTGAAATTGAGTAGTTTGCCGCGCATCACAAGTGACGCGCGTATTGTGGCGCTGCCACCGTCGTATGCGCCATCTTCAAAAATAACTTCTGTGTATCCCTTATTCATAGTCGCTTCCTTTCAGGACGTTGCTTGCGATTTGATCGAGCATATCATCAGGAATGATGATTTCGCGCCAGGATAGGCCAGTGCCCTTCTTCACCGAATTGTGGTATTGAAACACAACCAATACCAAGGTCGCGCTGACGCCAACGAACATCTGGTTCGCCGTGCGGCGCATTTTGGCGATCTCTGATAGCTGCCAAAAGCGCGTGTAGCTGCTTTCAAGAGCCCGTCGGTCTACTGACCCGGTAGTGCCAATCGTGATCTTCGGCTGAAAGCGGCTGCGGGCGCGATATACGCCATATTCTGTGAGCGTCTCTGTTAAGAAATGCTCGTCAGCCATGTCCGACACATCCTCGAAAGTGAAATAAGCATAGTAGCTTTCGGGAATAGGAGAGCCGTTCGAGCAAAACGGCGTGAAGGGGTCAGTGAAACGCGCCATCTTCGCATCGCGGATGATAATTCTGTTTTGATCGTCTTTGTCTTCGTCGCTCATTCTAATACCCTTTCACACTTGATAATATCACATCGTAATAAATCGACACCCCCGAGAAGGTGACAGTCAGATGACCCTTTAGCATAAGAAAAGCCCGTCTTAGTAGTTCCGTCTTTATTCACAAGAAACCACCCTATACAGTCTGTATCAATGCTGATGGCTCTTACCAGTTCGCTCACTTCTCTGTCAAAGTGCGACTTTTCGCGTCCGCGATATATCACGATGTTATTTTTAAGAGTAACCTTCCCGATTCGGCACCCAGTATCGTGCTCGCTCATTCTACATCGCCTCTCTCGAAAAGACAGTCCATGGGTTCCAGCCTATACCCGCGCTCGGTAAAGTTAGCCAGCGTCATATGTCCGCATGTGCTTACCGTGGTCTGCCAAATTTGCTCTAAGTCGGCTGCGGTCGCGATGATGCTGCCTTCAAGTGTCAATACGTACATTGTTTTTCTCCGATGGATTTCCCTGCCGTGATCTTATTTCGATTCGTGAGTTTTTGAAAGTCGAGATTTTATTTTTTAATTTTTGAAATCGGGATGTTTGACTTTTTAGCGTTTAAGGGTCGAGGGGTCTGAGGACTTCTTAACATTGTCGATTGGTTTCTCACTTAACATTGTCGATTGCTTATTCGCTTAACGTTGTCGATTGCTTATCCGCTTAACATTGTCGATTGGTTTCTCACTTAACATTGTCGATTGCTTATTCGCTTAACGTTGTCGATTGCTTATCCGCTTAACATTGTCG